TGTCATCTGCCGTATTCGTAAGGCTTTTGGCAGAATCGGACGCAGATTTGATATTGCTTGCGGTGTTATTGCCTGTATCCCAGCCGAAGACCTTTGAGAGCGATTCAACCGCACCTTTGGCATATTCCGTTAAAGTTGCAAGTGCGGAACTCAACCGCTTTACAACCTGAGTTGCCACCTGAAGAATAGGCTGACCGACTACGGCAAGGAGCTGTTTCCAACTTTCTCTGAGGTTGCCCGTTACATTCTCCCAACCGTCTACTTCACGGCTTGCCTGTCCCATAGCACCCGAAAGCTGATTAGCGTCCTTGACCATTTGCAAAAGCGTGAGCTGTTTCTGCGATTCCGACAAATCCGTAAATGACTTGCCATACAACTTATTAGCCGCCGCATTTCGTGTGGTTTCAGTACAGGACAAACCGAGTGCGGCGTCATTTTCAAAGTTGCCTTTCAAGAACGATTTCAGGCTTTCTGCGGTGTCTTCAAGCGAACGGTCGTAATATGCGGCACTGTCGGCTGTTACTTGTAAAGCCTCCTGCATCATTCTCAAAGCACTTGAACTGTCCATACCCGTAGTTTTTGCAAAGGCATAAATGCTTGTGCCGACACCCTGTAATCGGGTTTCAAGAATACCGCTTTGATCGGCAACGCTCTGAATGGCTGATTCTGCCTGTGACTGCATTGTACCGAATGTCTGCTCAAACTGCGAATTTGCCGCATTGACTTCCGCAGCCGATTCAATGCACTGCTGACCGAACTCCTTGATTTTGGCAACGGAAAAGGCGGCAACCACAGCTGTACCGATTTTCTTAAACGAAGATGAAACCGAATTGCTTAACTGCTCACTGCTGCCTTTGATGTTTGAAAACTCTTTCTCGGTTTTCTGAGAAACGCCCTCCGAAACCTTTGAAAAGGACTGTTTCATATCCGTGCTTACATTTTCAAAATCTTTTGAAAGACTTGAAAATGCCGAATCAAACTTTTTTGTAATTGAATCGGAAATCTTATGCAATGTTTTGGAAATATCATCACCCGTAAGCCTGACATCAAGCTCAATTTCACCCGCCTTTGTCGCCATATTCACCACTTCCTTTCATTTTAGATTTTTTAAAAACAGGCATAAAAACAGCGCACACCGCTATGATGTACGCTTAAAAATTTTGCAAAAGAACAGCCACCCCATTTGGAGTGGCTTTTTGTTTTAGTTGTTGAGTTCGTAGTATTTGATGTCGATTTTCGGAAGTGACACATTGTTGCCCATTACGGTTTCATATGTATAGTCGCCGTCACAAGTTCCCCAGAATGTGATTACATCATCTTCAAGGAGTTTGTCCGCACCGTCAGGAATTTCTACAGTTGCGTAGATTGTATCAGTCCACAATGGTTCATCAAGATACTCATTTTCTTCTTTGGTTATATTGATTCTCAGGTCAACCGAATCGCCCCAACCTTCCTGAACCTGAATAATCTGACCTTCAAACTTGTAGTCATTACCTTTGTACTTGTCAGGGTTTCTTGAAAGAGTTTTAAAGTCGACTGTTTTGCAACCGTCTTTAAATTCTTTTTCAACCTTCTTCGGGTCTTTAGTAGGCTTTTCTGTTGCAACTTCTTTTGTGGTCGGTGCTTCTGTCGCTTTTTCAGTTGCTTTTTCTGAACTCTGATTTGCAACAGTAGTTTCCTGCTTTGATTTGTTTGAACCGCTGTTACCGTTAATTGCACCGTTTACACCGCCAACAATCATAATAGCAACAACGATAATAACCCAAAAATACCAACGCTTGTAAATTTTCTTCTTCGCATTTACAGGATTTACGGTTGCCGAGGTTGAATCGTTTCCGCCAAAGCCTGCACCGCACTTGTCGCAAAATTTTGCATCGTCCTTTAATTCGTTTCCGCAATGTGGACATTTCATAAACATACACTCTCCTTAATAAATTTGTTAGTGTATGTTACATTTTATCACTATATATTAACATTGTCAAGAATTTTGTAGATACAGCGAAATTTATGTACAAATTTACAGATTAGCAAAAAAGTTTTGAAATTCTGCAAGAACGGTGTTCATATCTTCGTCTGAATAGTGCTTTACATTCCTTGACCGCCATTTGTTGCGGATTTTATGCTGTGACGAAGTAAAGTTTTTCAAGACTTCTTTGTCGGTTTCAAGGCGAATTTGAACCGTTCTTGCAAGCGGTGTTTCGGGTCCTAAGCCTTGCAGAAGTGAGCAGAACTCATTCCAACTCATTTTTGCAAAATCCTTTGAATAAATGCTGACCCCGTACTCCGAGCGAAAGCTCGACACGATTAAATCAAAGTCATCAATCAGGTCGTAGCCGGGGTCTGAACTTCCCCCTCGTCAGTCAAATCGCCTGTTGCAATTTTGGCAGATTCGCTGATAAGGGCGTTGAAATCGTGCATATTCAGTTTTAACTTTTCAATCTTTTCTCTCTCGGATTCATCAAAAAGAAGATGATACATTTCGATAACATCTTTACTTTTACCGTTGCCGTCCTCAAAAAGTGCCGCAACTTTGAGCATTGAAACTGCGTCATTGTTGATTGCAAGGTCAACATTTTTAACTCTGACACTCGGCTTTTCCTCAAAATTAAGCTTGTCTGTAATATCAATTAACTTTGACATAATCGTTCATTCCTTTCGTTTTTTAAGCGGCTGCTGTATATACCGGCTTGCCATTTGACATAACTTCAAATTCAAGCGGAGCAACACCCGTACTTGCGCCTGCACCGTTTGATGTAACGGATACAACTGCATTTTTAAAGAGGACGGTTGCACCGTTGGGGAAGGTCCACATAAACGAAACTTCTGCCTTTCTGCCGTTTTCAAATGCAAGGGCGGCAATCTGGTCATTGCCTGCGTCACCGATTGTACGCTTGCCCTTTACCGAAATTGTGATTGACTTTGCTGTCATAAGCCTTGACTTCCAGCCCTCGTTTTCAAAGGCTGTCCATTCCTCGACACCGTTGTCAAATGCAACAGAAAATTCTTCGCAGTTAGCAATATTTGTCGTGGCGGATTCTGTTCCTGCCTTGCCAACCGCAAACTGATTTTCATAGCATGGGAATACTCCCGATTCAACTTTTGCCATAAAATTACTTCCTTTCGTAATAAAATTTAACTTCAATGACCTGCTCATACACACCCTTGTCGTCTGTTCCCACATCAACGGGTTCTTCCGTGAGCAGTTCGATTATATAGATTTTGTGTTCCTTAATTTCAACATTTTTAATGTCGTAAAGCGTTTCGTAAAGTCTGCGTGCAAACTCCTCGGTTTCTCTTGCGTTGTCGGTGTAATGGATAAGCAAAGACACGCTTATTGTATCGTAGGTACTTTCACCGCCGATTGCCCTTGTGGGTGTTCCCGACTGCTTTAATGAATACACACCGATTGACCTGTCCTGCTTATTGTCGAGTTTACCGATGTAGTAATGCTCGGCTGAGGTAACGCTTTTGAGCCAATCTCTGATGTCCGATAAGTAAATCAAAGTCCTGCTTCCTTTCTGTATAATCTTGCAAATGCCCGACTGCAAAAATTCTGCCGTGTACCGCCCTCAAGCCACGGTGAGAACCATTTACCGCCGGCGGCAATGTTTTCCTTACGGCTGAAATTATACTCGGGATGAAAATACAACCGTCTTGCATACGGAGTATCTGACACAATTTTAACTATCCCCTTTGCACTTTGTGAATAATCAACAGCGGTACTATCGTCTTGAAGTATGCTTGTATCAAACGGCATTACCTGCTTGTTTTTCACCCGTGTAAGAAGTGCGTCACCTGTCTGTTCAAGAGCCTGTTGCTTTGCCCTATCAAGCTGTTTTACAACAGGCATATTGAGTTTGATTTTTGATGATACCGAAAATCCCATTAAATCACATCCAATTCCGTAAAATTAACTTTGCCGTCGGGGTTGCGGTGTTTTGTACCCTGTACGATGTTTCGTTTTACGCCGTCAAGGATTACAAAGCCACCGCTTAAAGTGGGGCTGTCGGGAGCAATGTCGCCGTCAAAAAGCAAGACAGCCGACACCTGAACAATTTTCTGCTCTTTGGTATAGACCGTCTTTGCCTTTGACTGCATATTACACAAGGCAGAGCCACCGTGCAGGGTTGCTGACGGGTACAAGCTGTCGGAGGGATACAGATTTTTGCATTCAAACACGGTCAGGGGTGCTCCGTCTTCGGTAACACCCTCACCGTAGATTGTGACCTCGACAGGAGTTTTGCAGAACTGCTTTTTTACAAGTGACGGAAATTTCACGGTTTTCACGCACCTTTCAGATTGCAGGATAACAAAGTCCTGTTGATTTTAGCAACGCATAGAGGTCGGCAGGAATTGCCACTCCGCTGATACACATTAAGTTCCAGCTTACGCCAAATTCCATTGATGTGCCGTTGATTGAATAGCTTTTCAGGTAGGAAGAAATCATATCGGCATTTTCTTCTTCAAAAGCAGTAAGTCTGCTATGCACTCTGCCGATGATTCTCTTCTGCATTTCCGAAAGTTTTTCAAAATCAATGCGGTTAAAAGTCAGAACATCAATGTGTTCGGCAGAGATAATACTGTTTTCATCTCCACCCTGATGTTCAATGTAATCGGCATACATTACGCAACCGCCGTTGTGTCAACATCGGCATAAATGCTGTCAATTTTGCCGTCCTTGCCGTTCGGGAATACGAATGTGTCGGAAAGTGAACGGTTCTGATAGAGCCAGCCGTCACCCTCTGTGTGTGAGCCGGGAGCAAAGAAGTAAATGCTTGAAATCTTCGGAACAGTCTTGCAGGTTTCACCGCAAGCAACAAGAACATTGATTTTGTGAGCGCCTGTTGCAGGCTCAAAACCGCCGTCATCGGGGTTAAAGTTGAAGTTATCGTAGAAACGCTCATCGTCAATAACCTCGATGATAGGGCAACCGTCAATCTCGGTCACTCTTGTTTCAATGCCGATACCGCCCTCTGCAATCTGTGTAAGCTCAATCTTACGAGTGAACTCTGTTGACTGTTCAAGGCAGTCCATAATGTGAGATGTCACATAGGCAACAAGTGTGCCTCTTGCCTTGTATCTGCGGAGCTTGCCGGCAGAGAGAATTGTTTTGAGTTTTGAATAAGCGTTCTCCTTAGTCCACTCCGATGTCTTTGTTGAAGAATGATATCCGTCTGTTGCCTGAGCCTTTGTTGCAACCTTTGAGAAGAAAAGTGCATCGGTTTCGGGAGCAACCTGTGTCTGCTCAAACACCTTTGAAATATTCTCAACCTTTGCGGTTGCGTTAGTTTCGTCAACATCTGCCTTATCCACAAGGAACTCAATATCTCTGTCGTGCTCGCAAGTGAAAGGAACATCTGTCTGTGTATATTTGCCTTTGTTCCAACCGCCGTTGCGATTGTGGTTCTTAAAGCCTGATGTGCTCATCTGTGTGAAGTGGAAAGTTCTTGCACCAACCCACTTTACATTTGAAGTGATGAATGGTGATGTGAGTGTACCCTGAACAAGAATTTCGAGCAGATCAGGGCTGAACTGCTCGGCATAGTTATTTGTGTTTGCCATAATTTTTCAATCCTTTCTTTGGTTAAATATTAAATCTGTTCCATTTTTTGGTAGGAACATTTGCCTTTGGTTTTGTACCATCCGATGTACCGTTGCCGTCACCGCCGATTTTCTTAACTCCTGTGCCGTTCTCGGCAGGTTTGCCCTTGAGTGCGGGGATATCGTCAAGCACCTTTTTAACAGCCTCTGTCAGCTTTTCCGCATTGACCTTGCCGTCTGTCACAGCCTTTGAAAAGTCTGCAATTTTAAGCACATACGGAACGGTTGCAATGTCAACGCCCTGTTTTACGGCTTCGAGTGTTGCCGATTGGTTGACTTCTGCCATAAGTTTTGCGTTGTTTGCGGATTCAACTTCCGACTGCATTTTTGCAAAGTCGGGAGTGTTCTTGGCTTTCTGCTTTTTAAAAGCACCGATAGCCTCTTTCATCTCATCGGCTGACAATCCCTGCTCCTTAAAATAAGACTTCAACACGGTGTCCTCTGTCACGCTTTGTTTGCCTGTAATAAGGCTTGCGAGCTTGTCGTAATCAAAGACAGGAGCGTTTCCCTGCGGTGCAGGTGTCGGTTCATTGGGGGTTGGTGTTGGATTTGGTTCTGCCATTTTTTCATATCCTTTCAGTTTTTCGGGTGTCTCCCGTAATCAGTTTATAGAGTGTCTCTCTGTTTCAGTTTTGCACGGTGTCTCCCGTAGTTTAATGTCTTCGGACAATAAAAAAGCACCTTACATATTCGTAAAGTGCTTAATCTGCTTTTTCTGTTTTTTCTGTTTTAACTGCTTTGGCTCTCGGCTTTTTGGGAGCGTCAGACTTGACCTCTTCTGCAAAACCGCCGTCAATGAGTTCCTTTGCTCTCTGCTCGGAACATTCAAAAACTTCATTCACAGGTCGGGTTACATAGCCGTTCTGCCTGTCATTAAATGCTGTTGTTACTCTGATTTTCATTCTGTCACCACCTTTTCAATATTTTAAACTGGTCGATTTCGACCGGTTTAAATGCAATAAAAAAGCACTCTGATTTCTCAAAGTGCTGATTTGATGTATTAAGTTTTGCTTTGGCAAGTTGCAGGCAAGTTAAATAATGCCGTAAACAAGCCGTTTTTCTTGCTCTGAACATATTCTCGGCAAGTTAAACAACAAAACCGCCCTTTTTACGGAGCGGTTAGCTTTTGTTTCTTTGTTTTTCAAGTTCTTTAATTATTTCGTCAAGACGTTTTGAAGCTTCTTCGTTAGAACCATCTAAAACAGATTTGTTTATTTCTTCCATTCAAATAAACCTCCTTCTTGATGTTTACTTAAAAATTTATCAATAACCTTTCTGTATTCACTATCAGAACCTGTTTTTATCCTCTTTTTTCCCATTCGTTGTAACTCTGTTAAAAGTGATAGCCTGTCGTATCCTTTCAACTTTGTTAATACTTCAATGTTGCCATCGTTTTTCACAATAGTAAATGTTTTTATACTATCATTCTTAATAAATTCGATAATATCATTTAAAGAATAACTGCTGTTTCTCGGGTGATTGTGCATAACAAATAAATCTTTGCCTTGAAGTGCTGATCCAAAATCTATTTTTTCATCAGTTCCTTTAATAGGCTCTGTAATCATTTTGGACACATCATTTTTTAACACGAAGGCAACTTCTTTATTTTCATTTTGTTCTTTTGAAAATTTCAAAAGCTCCTTGTGTTGTTTTTGAATTTCCAAACACTGCTCTTCTGTATAACCTTCAATATCAACTTTAGGAATACGACTGATAGCTTTATCGGTTATCGGAGTAATAGGCTTTTTACTTTTCTCTTTTATTATACCACTTTTACCCGATTTTGCAACAGATTCAGCGGTGATTTTATTAACACTCTCTGCTTTTTTCGCCTTTTCTTCAAGCATATCAGCCCTATCGTGCCACTCATCGGCTCGGGTTTGGGCAATGCGTTTATTGTCCTCATCAAGGCTGTATTCGGCACGGCGGTCAAAGCGTTCTGCCTGTCGCTGTGCATACTGCTGTTTTTCTTCAATTCCTCGCTGACGGTCAAGCTCTTTGATTTCATCTTCAGACAACGGTGCGTCCAAATCATCAAGTTCGGGATAATATGTACTTGTGCTGTCCTTACATCTCGGATGAAACAAACCGTTCTTGATTGCGGTTGAGAGAAGCGGATAGTTTCCGTCTGACTTTTTGCCGTTTGAATAAACATCGTCAATAAACACCTTGCCGATATATTTTGCACAATCGGGGCAACCGCCCTGTCTTGAGTTCACAACAACGAGGGATACTCCCCATTCGGCTCGCTTTTCGCCCTCACCACGCAGATAGGCTCTTTTGTTGGCTGTTTTAACCGCCATATCCGCATAATCCGAGAGCGTATGCCTTGCACCGTTCTTGTATTCCACACAATTAAGACCTGCGTTGAGCATATCTTTGCAAGCTATATCAACGGCCTTTTCGTATGTAACCGCACCCGTGTTCATTGCAACCTGTGCGTTAAAAATCGCCTTGCGGTACTTGTCGTTGCTCATACGCAAAACTGCCGTTTCTGCCCTCTTTAAATCGTCTGTGGTCGATTTTATGAGTGCGTCAAGTTTACGGTCATTCACCTTAAAAAACTCGGCTGTGCTGTGTGCTGACGGCTTTTTCGGGGCTTTGAAACCGTCCTTGACAGCTTCAAGAATTTCTGCCTCCTGACTTGCATTTCCGTCAGCTTTGGCGGTGCGAATCATCTCTTCAACCTTGCTGTTAATGGTTTTGAAACGCTTGCCGAATTTCTTTGCGTTGTGCTTACGGTACTCTTCAAGACTTTTGAGCTGTTCAGCCTGCCATTGTGTCCAACAAAAATTATTTTTATCTTCTTCAACTCTATGATTTTTAAAATTTCTT